TTGATATTATTATACACAACTTCGGCGAGTGCAATCAGCAAACTCTTAATGTATCATAATCCTTATTGTTCTTATTGCGTTAAGTTTATTAAAGAAGTCGCAATAGATTTTAAGCACGATAAAGTAGATTTAAGAATAGTAGTCAGAAATGAAGAACCTTTTTGGTTTACTATGGCAATTAACGAAAATAGAATTAAACCTATAAGAGGTACACCTACTTTTATACTATGGGATGGTGAGAACGAAATAGCACGACTCGTTGGTTATTCAAGTAAAGAAAGTTTTTATAATAGATTGGATGAAATATTGAAATGAAGAATGTAGAGTTATATAAACAATATCATAATAAGCATAAAGAATATGGTAATGGTGGAGCATTAAAATTTTACTTGAACCACATCGTGGATCTCGTTAAAGATACAAAAGCAAAATCAATATTAGATTATGGTTGTGGTAAAGCAGAAGGTTATCTAAAACATAATCATCACAAACATTGGGGTATACTACCCGAGTTGTATGACCCAGCAGTTGTACCATTTACTAGATTGCCCGAAGGCACCTATGATGGTGTTATATCGTTTGATGTATTAGAACATATACCAGAAGAAGAAATTGCTGAAACACTTAAAACAATAATTGACAAAGCAAACAAATTTGTTTTTCTAGGTATTGCTACTGATCCTTCTAAAACGATATTAGCAAATGGAGAGAATGCACATTGCACAATTAAACCACTTGAATGGTGGGTAGAACAAGTTAATAAAATTGAAAAGAAAGTATATACACATATACTAACTACTGGAAAATATGAAGGTTATAAAATATTAAACGATGATTTATATTTTAAAATGATATGAGATTAATACAACCTATATTCGCTGGAACACAAACTAAAGAAACTGGTCTTGGAGAACATAATAAAATATACAATGCTTGGAAAGAAGCAGGTGAGAGAGTAAAGAAAGATATTGATTTAGGCGTTAAAGAGTTTCTATTGTTTTATATACCTGAATTTAAGTTAGGTGAAAAATCATCTGGTTGGAGAGAAGGTGAAGGTATTGATGAACATAAGTTTGACCAAGTGTGTGTTACCGCTGCTAGTCTTTCACAAATTATACAACCTCAATGTAGATTGATTGTAGATTTATGTTTATGTCCTTATACGCCTGATGGTCATTGTAATATTACAGGCAACCAAGAATTAACAGACCGTTATCTTAAAGAAATGGCAAAAGGTATTTACAATGCTTCTGGTGCTACAATAGCGCCAAGTGATTGTGGAGAGAATACGGTTAAGAATATTAAATCTTTAAAAGATGGTAATATAGAAGTGATGAGTTATAGTACAAAATTTCGTTCTAGTTTCTATGTTGGTTGGAGAGATACATTAGGAATTAAACCAGGTATACATAGACCATATCAATTAGATGTAGAAACTAAAAAAGGTGATATACTTGCAAGAGCAGTTAAGTATAGAGAAGATGGTGCTGATGAATTACTAATTAAACCTGGTATGACAAGTATAGATTTAATTAGTGATATAAAACATTTTAATTATAATACTCCTGTTGGTGTATATCAAACAAGTGGCGAATGGTTAGGTATTCATACAGAAGATAATTTAAAAGAAACATATCAAGTATTCAAAAGAGCAGGCGCTGACTTTATGATAAGCTACGGTGCTAGGAACTTGATAAATATTATAGATGAATAAGAAATTAAATGATTTGGTATTATTACTTCAACTGATTGTTATAATGTTTTTAGCTTATACAATCTGGCAACTACAAATTGATGTATCAATTTTATATAATATGTTAATTGAGTTAGAAGAATTAATATTAGATACTAGCGAAGATATGGGCGATGTATTAGACAATGGTTGGAATGCGTAATGTGGAAAGTATTTGCTATATTTTGTGTTCTATTACCAGGTGGGGAATGTGAAAAGAAATATGAATTACCAGAAACCATTTATAATACTAAAGAAGAATGTTTAATCAAAGCACAATGGAAAGCAGACCAAATGATTAAATTTATAGAAGAAAGTGGTTCTGCATTATCTTTCAATATCGGTTGTGAAAAACAGAAAGTTGGAAATAGTCCAGGCCTAAATAATAAAGATGACAAACTTAATTACAATAACAGAAAACGCAAACCAACATCTAACCGAGCTTAGCAAAGAACATAATAAGAAGTATGTTAGACTAGAGGTTAAAGGTGGTGGTTGTGCTGGTTTTAAATATGAGTGGTCATTTGAAGATAATAAAGATGACAATGATGAAGTATTAAAATATGAAAACTTTACATTGTTAATAGATAAGTCTAGCATATTAATGTTAGCAGGAATGACGGTAGAATATCGTAAAGAGATATTTGGTTCATTTTTAGAATTAAAAAATCCAAACGCTACAAGCACTTGTGGTTGTGGAGAAAGTTTTGGAGCATAGAAAGATATAATGACTGAACAAGAATTACAATTATTTGATAATGCTGAAATCAATCTACCTTTAGATAAAGATTATGAGTATCAAATGAATTTGTTAAAGAAACAATTACAAATGATATTAGATGACGAAAGAGGTGATTTAGATTTGTGTAAAAAGATTGAAGTATTGACTATTGAAAATAAGATACTAAAAGAAAAGAATAAGTTTTTAAACGATACAATAAAAGACATTGGCATATTGACAAAAGAATAATAAACTGATAGAGTAATATTATGACAAAATTTAGAGAAGAAACAATCATACCTCAAATGGTACATCCAGATATAAATGGAGAAGTACTATACCCATTTGGTCCACCAATCTATCGTTGTGAAATGGATACAAACATAATTGATATGTTGATTGAAGAAGGACAACGAACAAGAAACGATAAAGATAAAGACCATAGACCTAAACTTGCAGGTAATATGAAAAAAGGAACTAGTATTCAATATCCTGCAGGACCTAATAACGATATTAGAAATAAAGCTGATAAAGCAATAGTACAAAAAGTTTTTGAATTTTTTGAAATACTACAATCTAATAATGGACCTCAATGGCCTAATGTACAAAAAACGATGATGGGACAATCTGGTGGTATGGGTGCATTAAGATTACAACAACTATGGATAAACTTTCAACACGCAGGTGACTTTAATCCAGTACACGACCACGGTGGTTTGTTTAGCTTTGTTATGTATGGAGAAATAGATGATGAAATATTTGAAAAGGATATTCCTATTAGCAATAGTCAACACGCAGGTCAAATAGTATTTCAATATGGAGAAAGAATAACAGATTTACAAAGTAATAGTTTTTCTATTAAACCATATAAAGGATTAATGTTTGTTTTTCCTGCTGGTTTAAATCATTATGTACCACCATATTATAAAGACTTTGAGAGAATAAGTATAAGTGGTAATTATGTATTAGAACAAGTGGACCAATCAAAAATGAAAAATATGAAGTTAGATATAAAATGATAGAAGATAGAACAGAAGAAGAAATAATAAAAAATATAAAACATATATTAGATGAGAAAGTAGCTCCATCAGTTGCCGCTCACAAAGGCAAGATTAATTTTATCTCATATAAAGATGGAGTATTAAAATTACAGATGGCAGGTTCTTGTAGTGGGTGTCGTATGTCTCAATTAACTTTGAAACAAGGTGTTGAGAGTATGATGAGACACTATGTACCTGAAGTTCAGGCCATAGAGTCTGAAGATGATAAGAGTGCTAAAGACCAAGGATATACACCTTGGGCAGTTTAATTATTTCTGTTCTTTATACATTTCTTGCGAATACAAAGATAATATAAACATAGTTATTCCTAACAATGTAAATACACCACACGCCAACCAATCATTATTCATTGGTATGCCTTTATATCCACCATCTATTGCACCAGCGGCAGCAACTAAACATAGTGTACCTCCTACTGACAATGCGATAGTCATATATTCTATTAGTTTTTTCATAATGTTCTCCTTATTGTTATTATTAAGCCGCCTCTAACATTCTCATAGGTACTCTATAAGTTGTCATCTTACATTTAACTAAACAATTTGACCTCATCATTTTAGTAATGACGCCAGGTGTCTTTTTAGTTTTTTGTACGATATTGACATTTGAGCCAACTTTAAGTGTTGATTTAACCTTAACAGCAATTAAATCATTAATATAGTCTTTTGTTAAGTTTAAGTCCGAAACATTAAGACTAGATAATTGTTTATTCAGTTCAGTTAATAGTATCATAGTGTCCTTTCTATTTTAAGTACAATGGACCAGTCCATTGAATTGAGTAATTACCATTTAATACATTTCCTCTAGCTTGATTTAGAGCAGGTGCTCTCCAACCAGCAGGTTTCAATATATCGCCTGATTTAAAATGTTTAAAGTCTTCTTTTACGATAAAACATTTAACAGAACCGCCATTAGTTATCTTAATATACTTCTGACCTCCTGAAACGGTAAATCCATTTTTGTATTCATTATACATATTATCTCTTACAACATCAACTTTATTATGTCTATTAAAACCACCATAGTCTTCAACCATAGCGTCTATCATAAACTTAATACCTTCATCTATGTTTTTTGCTGTTTTATTTACTTGTATCATTATTTTCTCCCTTTGTTGTTATACCAAATTGTATCATAAGAAGGAATCACATTTTTATCGCCAATTTTAAATGCGTTTCTAGTGTACATAGGTCCTCTAATTGAAAAACTAGCTTTTTCCCAATCATTTAAGTACTTACTAGCATTTACATACTTCTCAAAACTATTTTGAGCAGTTTTAAGAGACTTAAAAGGTCCTTTGTGGTCTGTTATATTTTCTAAACCATCAATTCCCATATGTAATTCAGAAACATAAAAATATTTCTTTTCTAGGAACCAATTTTCTTCTTTTTTTTCTTTTATCATCATTTTTTTGTTCATATACATACTATATTACCTTAAATCCAAACAAATGTCAAGTAAAAAATGAGCAAAATCCAAAAAAAATCAATAAAATCAATAGTTTTTTTACTATTTGTTCTCTTTTTGTTCTATGGATGTGCCAGAAATGTGCATAATTGCAAGTTTTTTCCCGAATTGAGTGAATCTGGTGATGTTGATTCGATTTCTAAAGAAAATTTACTAAAATCTTTAAATGAAGCAAGAAAAACTTTGCAATTCAAATGTAATTTTTAAAAAAAATAATAAATATAGTAAAAAGAGAGGAAAAATAATGGAAGGCGAATTTAAAGTAAGAATTAAAAATAGAATTTTTACATATAACAACACAAATGATATTCCAAACGAAATTGGAGCAGTAATTTCATTTAAACCTGATTATCCAGAACCTCCTCATACTGAAGAACAACATAATTACATATCAACCTTTGAAAGTAAATTAAAACAATTAATGGAGAGAGAATGCCTGCGGTTACGAGGATAGGAGACGCTGATGTTACCCATTGTTCTGGTATGACTAGAGCAGTAGGTAGTGCAAATGTATTTTGCAACGGTATTGCTGTTAGTAGACAAGGTGATGTTAATACAGGACACAAATATCCAGGTGTACCTTGTCCATCACACGCTCAACCAATAGCAGTAGGTTCAACTACCGTATTTGTTAATGGTGTAGGTTGTGGAAGAATAGGTGACGCAATATCAGGATGTACTTCTGTGGCAGCAGGAAGTCCTAATGTGTTTGCTGGTTAGTGTATAAATATAAGTGTTATGGCATTTTACGATTCAACTAGTTTAAAAAATAAAGATAGAGTAAATCGGTTATATTCTGATTTAGACTTGGATTTTACCCGAAATCCTGTTACCTCGGATATAGTTAAATTGCAAGATGTGGATGCTGTAAAAAGAAGTGTAAAGAATTTAATACAAACTAATCATTATGAGAGACCATTTCATCCAGAAATAGGTAGTGATGTAAGAGGATTGTTATTTGAAAATATGACACCTCTAACTGCGTTAAACTTGGAAAGAAAAGTTATAGAAGTTTTAACTAACTTTGAACCAAGAGCAAAGATAGTAAATGTTATTGCTCAACCACAAGAAGACGCAAACAGATACCATATACAAATCAGTTTCTATGTTATTGGTATTTCAACTCCAGTAGTAGTAGAAACATATTTACAAAGGTTAAGATAATATGGCGTGGGTAGATGTACCAGGAAGTAATTCAATATGGCAATATGAAAATACTGCTACGGCAGCAAATACATATCCAGATTCAGCAGATGGCGCTAATTCAGTAATCGCTAGTGGAATTAGAACATATACTAAACCAGGTGGTGGTACGGTACAAGTTTATATAAGATGTAGAAAAAAAGGCACAACGGTAGAACGAGGTGAGTTATCAAAAACTTACTTTGATTAATAATTAGGAAAGAATAATGGCAAGCACCAAACTAGATATTTCGGAATTAGATTTTGACCAGATAAAAGCAAACTTAAAAGTATTTTTACAAAATCAAGCAGAATTTTCAGATTATAATTTTGAAGGTTCTGGTTTTTCTGTACTATTAGATACACTAGCATACAATACACACTATCTAGGTTTCAATGCTAATATGTTAGCAAATGAAATGTATTTAGATTCTGCTGATGTAAGAGCTAATGTAGTTTCACTTGCTAAAATGTTAGGTTATACTCCTTCTTCAGCAAAAGCTCCAACTGCTTCAGTTGACATTACCGTTAATGACGCAACAGGAACAACTTTGACAATGAATAAAGGTCAAACCTTTACAACTGCTGTTGATGGTACTGCTTACAACTATATTACTAATGATGAAATTACAATTACACCTGTTGATGGTGTATTTAAGTTTTCAAATGTAACCTTATATGAAGGAACACCAATTACATATAGATATACGGTTGATACGCAAGATCCCGACCAAAAGTTTTTAATACCTAGTGTTAATGCTGATACAACAACACTAAAAATAAAAGTTCAAACAAGTTTAACAGAAACAACTCAAACAACATATACTTCGGTTACAGGTTTAACAAAATTAACTGATACTTCTACCGTTTACTTTTTAAATGAAACAGAAACAGGTAAGTATTGTGTAACCTTTGGTGATGGTGTACTTGGTAAAAAATTATCAACAGGTAATATTGTTATAATGGAATATATTGTTACCAATAAAGCAGAATCAAATGGTGCTAAGACATTTTCACCAGCAGGTAACATTGGAATGTTTTCAAACATATCAGTTTCAACTACTTCTGTATCGCAAGGTGGTAGTGAATCAGAAACAAAAGAGAGTATTAGATTTAATGCTCCTTTACAATACTCAGCGCAAGATAGAGCAGTAACCACTTCTGATTATGAAACAAAAGTACAATCTTTATATCCAAATGCTATTGCTGTAAGTGCTTGGGGTGGTGAAGATGATGAAACACCAATTTATGGTGTTGTTAAAATTGCAATTAAGGCAGCTAGTGGTTCTACTTTAACTACTCAAACAAAAGCAGACATTGTTAATAAACTAAAAGAATATAATGTTGCTTCGGTTACTCCACAAATAGTTGATCCTGAAACAACAAGTATAATATTATCTACAACTGCAAAATTTAATTCTTCAGCAACTACTAAAGACGCTGAAACATTAAAAGCAAATATTACAAGCAACTTAATTGCTTATAATGCTTCTACACTTCAAAAATTTGATAGTGTATTCAGACATAGTAAAGTTTCTACATTAATTGATAATGTTGATAGTTCAATATTGTCAAACATAACAACTTTAAAGATAAGAAAAGATTTAACACCTTCTATTGGTAGTTCATTAAAGTATAATGTATATTTTAGAAACGCATTATACAATCCACATATGGGACATAACGCAACAGCAGGTGGTATACTATCTTCAACAGGTTTTAAAGTAAATGGTTATAGTGAAGAACAATTTTTAGATGATGATGGTAATGGAATAGTAAGAAGATATTATTTGTCAGGTGCAACAAGAGTTTATTCAAACTCAACGCAAGGTACAATAGATTATACGACAGGTGCTATAACAATTAATTCATTACAGGTGACATCAATTTCAAATATAAGAGGAAGTGCTTCAAGTGTTATAGAATTAACCGTGCAACCTGATTCCAAAGACATAGTACCAGTAAGAGACCAAATAATAGAAATAGATATTGCTAATTCTAATATTGCGGTTGAAAAAGATACTTTTGTTGCTGGAAGTTCAGACGCTGGAGTTGGTTACACTACAACAAGCTCTTACTAATAAATGGCAAAGTTTACTAAAAAGATTACCAGTCTTATTCAAGGTCAGGTACCTGAATTTGTAATATCAGACCATCCTCAATTTGTAGAATTTCTAAAAGCATATTTTACATTTATGGAATGTGCTGAATTAGGTATTACTGAATCTCAATCAACAGAAGGTATCTTATTAGAAACAGAAACAGGTCAATCTAACAAATTATTGTTGGACGCAAGTAGACTTGGTTCAGAAGCAACTCAAATAGACGCTGGCGATAAAGTTTTACAAGAAACTTCCACTTATGGAAAATTTACTTTCGGCGAAATCATAAAAGGTCAAACTTCTAATGCTCAAACTGCTATATTAGCAGAAGATTTAAAAAATAATAGATTATTCATAAATGCAAATGATAAATTTATAGATGGTGAGACAATTGTTGGTTTAACTTCTGGTGCTTCAGGTATTGCAGGAAGTTATAGACCAAATCCAGTAAAATCAATCCAAGAATTATTAAACTTTAGGGATCCCGATAAAGTTATACAACATTTCTTATCTCAATTTAGAAACGAAGTCTTAAATACAATTCCAGAAGACTTACACGGTGATATTAACAAAAGAGAATTAATTAAAAGAGTAAAAACTTTATATCGTACTAAAGGGACTGCAAAAGGACACGAATTATTTTTTAGATTGTTATTTGGTGAGAATTCAGAAATATTTTATCCAAAAGAACAAATGTTAAGAGTATCAGATGGAGAGTTTACTTCTAACCAAGTTTTAAGAACAATTAATAGTGTAGGTAACACAGGAGATTTAGTTGGTAGACAAATTACAGGTTTAACTTCTGGTGCAACTGCAATTATAGAAAATTTAAATAGATTCCAAATTGGAGACAAACTTGTATCAGAATTATTATTAAACCAAGATAGTATTGTTGGAACTTTTCAAGTTAATGAAATAGTTAGAGGAACAAAAACAGATACCGATGATGTTTACATTAAAGCTGAGGTTACTGGTGTTCCTGGAACATTTACAATAACAAATGATGGTGCAAACTATATTAAAGGAGACCAAGTTAAACTTTCAGGTGGTGGACAAGGTTCAATCTGTCAAGTTGGAGAAGTTGGTGGTTCTGGAATAACAAATTTCTATATTAACGCTTCTGGTACACAATATCAAATAGGTGACCAATTAGTTTTTGATAATGCAAATACAAATGGTGGTGGAGCTGTTGCTGAAGTTGCTGTTGCTAATGGAGCAATTGGTAATGAAACAGGTGACGATGGACATATACTTTTTGAAACTGCAACAAGCAGATATGATATTAACCCAGGCAGTAAAATAGTTTTAGAAAATGGAGTAGGTGATATTACAGATATAAGATTAATTAATAGTGGTTCTGGTTATACAAAAACACCTTTGGTTACTATTAATAGTTTAAATGGAGTTAACGCTGAAGTACTTTCATATGGAGACGAAATTGGAAAATTATTAGGAATTGATATAATAGAAAGTGGTCGTTCACACGAACAAGCGTCAACACCTCCAGCAGTTCAGTTTATAGAATCAATTATTGCGTTAAGTACAAATGGAAACTATGTAGTTGGCGAAACAATTACTGGTTCTTCTTCTAGTGCAACTGGTGTTGTAGTAAGTTGGGATGCTAATAGAAAATTATTAAGATTAAAAGATAGAAATGCTAATTCCTTTTCTGTAGATGAAACTATAACAGGTGGTCTTTCAGGTACAACTGGTTTAATGGGAAAAACAGACCCAGCAGTTGCAACGATTGATGTTGTTGGATTAGCAACAAGTGAAGGTAGATATGTTTCAGAAGACGGACACTTATCAGAAACAACAATGAAGATACAAGATAGTTTATACTATCAGGACTTCTCATATGTTGTTAAAGTAGGTCGTACTATTAATGAATGGCGAGACGCATTTAAAAAGACAATGCACCCTGCTGGTTTCTACTTTACAGGACAAGTTAATATTGAATTAAAATTAGATAACAGAATTAAAATGCCTGTTGTTGGTAGGGTTACTGGTATTACTTCAAGTCCTTGGATTACATTAATGAACACATTGTTTGGTAGTGTATTTGGTAGAAGATTAGGAACAAAAACTGATGGTTCAACTTTAAGAAGTAATCCACTTGAAGGAAAAGCTGCTGATGTTGCCCAAGGAGGTAAATCTCCTTTCTCAACAACAACTAGGGATGTTACCTTAACACAAACTCCAATATCGTATTCTTTTCAATTTAAACCATTTTATTATTTCAGAACAATCAATACAAACTTCGGTTCTGTATATGCTGGACCAAGATTAAGAGAATTTGATAGAAGATTCCAAGGTATGATTAATACAAGTGCTATGAATTGGGCAAGAGTAAAAGATTTGAGAGTAATAGGTTCTAATACGCCTGCTGATGGAACAGAAGTTCAATTTGGCGATTTAGCAACTATAGCAAAGACTTATATTACTTTGCCTGTTGAGGTTTTAGTGCCTCAAGGCAAGTTTAGTAATACAAGTAAGAAATTTAGTAGTGGTACAGCTACTTTTGACGCAAGCTCATAAAGATGGCGTATAAATATTAGAATAATAGGAAAAGAGATATGGCAAAGCAAACAATAAATCTAGGTAGTTCTCCAAATGACGGAACAGGTGATAATCTTCGTGTCGGTGGTGATAAAATTAATGATAATATAAATGAATTATATACAGCACTAGGAGACGGTTCAGATTTAAAAATTGTAGTATCAGGAGCTTCTTCAAACCAAATTTTACAATGGTCTACGACTAATAGTAGATTTGAACCAACAAACTCGGCAGCTGCTGGAGACATATCAGTTGACTTAACTCCACAACTTGGTGGTGATTTAGATGTAAACGGAAACAAAATTGTTTCTGCTTCAAATGGAGATATTGAATTAATCCCACACGGTACAGGAAAAATTAAATTAGATACACTAACATTTCCAACTTCTGCTGGAACATCAAACTATGTACTTGCAACAGACGGCGCAAGTGCAATGTTTTGGAAACAAGTAGGAAGTACAATTACTCTTTCTGCTGATATTGGTACTAATGATACATTTACGGTAGGCGATACACTTAACTTTGGTGGTGGTAGTGGAATATCAACAACCGTATCAGACGACAATATTTCAATTGCAATTAATAACACGGTTGCTACATTAACAGATTCACAAACACTTTCAAACAAAACTTATGATGACCCAGCTTTAACTGGAGTGTCAACAGGAAATATTAAATTAAGATGTGCTACACTAGGTTCATTTATTGCTCAAGGTGCTAATGCTCTTGCAAGTTTTGAAGCTGCTAGTGCTTACCCAGGTGCTTTTGCTGTTGATACATCAACTCACAAAGGTTACCTTGCTTCTAATAATGCTTGGAACGAAATCGCAACTACATTATCATCAATTGATATTTTTGCTGATGTAAATACGACAACTGCAACTCCAACAAACGGACAAGTACTTACTTGGGTTTCTGGAAGTTCAGATTGGAGACCTACATCTATTGTTTCAGAATTATCAGATGACGCAAGTCCAGTACTAGGTGCTGGTTTAGATACTGCTGGATTTACAATTTCAGGAACAGGTAAATTAGATTTAACTGGTTCTGGTTCAAAAGCAAGATACGATTTTACAAATACTGCTGGTTTACCAACGGCAGCTACTTATACTGGTATGTTCGCTGTAACCACAAGTGATAGTAAAGCTCACTTTGCTACAGGTTCTGGTTGGATAAACATTATAACAGAAAACGATAGTGTTGATAGACTATCAGATGTTGATACTACTACGGTTACTCCAGTTTATGGACAAGTATTAGTATATGAAAATGTTAGTGGTACTGGAAGATGGAGACCTAATGATTATGTCCCTGCTTCTAAAGTAGCAGCTAATTTTAATGTATCTAATAACGGTTCAACAGACTTTACATTTACAGGTGATGGATTTACTACTCATAATAGTGGTGGTTCGCAAAATGATCCTGTACTTTATTTAAAGAAAGGACATACATACACTTTTACGGTATCTAGTGGTGCTTCACATCCGTTTGAAATAAGAACGGCAAGTGGTGGAAGTGCATATGGATTTGGTGTAGATAATAACTCAACAGGTAGTGGAACAATAACTTTCTGCGTACCAATGAATGCTCCATCAACATTATATTACCAATGTACAAATCATAGTGGAATGGGAAATACAATAAACATATCTTAATGGGAAGATGTATAAATAGTACAAAGAAACAGGAAACAAACAATGCCAGCGATTATAACAAGTAAATTTAGACGAAATAATGCTCAACAATTTGAGGAATCTTTTGGTGAAGCAAGTCCAAATGTCTATTACCTAGGAATAGGAAAACCTTCTGCTTTTGGAACTAAAGATAGAGCAGATGGAAGAACAGATAACATAGGAACTGATTCAGCTCCTATTACACCAGCCGATTCAGTACAAGATGAGTATGATACTTTTGATGATTTACTGGCTGCTAAAAAAATTACTGCTTCAGATGTAGCTTTTGCTGCTCCAAGAATAAATTGGACATCTGGAACAACTTACGATATTTACAGACACGACTATGGAAACAGAATAACAGGAACTACTAATGTTCAAACTGCTAATAGTGGTGCAACGAATTTATATGACGCAAATTTCTATGCGATGAATTCAAACTTTAAAGTCTATAAATGTTTAGACAACGATAACAATTCTGCTTCAACGGTTGAACCAACAGGAGAAAGTGTTAATATATTAGAAACTTCAGATAACTACAAGTGGAAATATATGTTCACTTTATCTGCAAGTGCTCAAGCTAATTTCTTATCAACAGACTTTATGGGAGTTTCAACAAACTCAGCGGTAACAAGTGCTGCTGTAGATGGAGATTTATCAATTTTAAAAATTAAATCAGCAGGTACAGGTGGTACTGATGGTACACATACAGGTATCGCAATTAGAGGAGATGGTACTGGCGGAACTTGTTCAATAACTATTGCTTCAGGTGCGGTTACAAATGCTGTGGTTACTGGAACACCAGTTAACTATTCTTTTGGATATGTTAGAATGGCAGATATAAATGCTGCTGGTGGTGGAAGTTTATCTGGTGCTGAAATAGATGTAATAGCAGAACCAAAAGGTGGACACGGTTCAGACCCATTTGAAGAATTAGGTGCTTACTTTATAATACTTAATACTTCTTTTGAAGGTGCTGAAACTGCAAACTCTGGAGACTTTGCTACACAAAACGATTTTAGAAGAGTTGCTTTAATTAGAGACCCTAAATCTGGTGGTTCAGCTGCTAGTACAACAACTTTAAGAGGAACTAAAGCAATTAGATTTAATTCAGGTGCAGGAACTTTTACTGCTGATGAAAAAATTACACAAACAAATACAGGTGCTATTGGTAAAGTTGTTCAATGGGATGCTGCTAATTTAATTTTATTTTATACACAAACAAGATATACTAACGAAGGTGTTGACGCAAATGGCAATATGACTGCTTTTTCAGGAACCAATGTGGTTACTGGAGATAGTGCAAGTACACCAACAGGAACTCCAACAGGCACAACTGAAACGGTTAACAATGTTTCTTTAGTTTCAGGTTATTCTGCTTCTGAATTAGACGCTGACTCTGGCGATGTAATGTACATTGAAAATAGAGCACCAGTAACCAGAAGTGTTGACCAAACGGAGAATGTTAAGTTAATCATAGAATTTTAACGAGGGAAATAAATGCCAAGTCCAACTGACTTTAATCTCTCGCCTTATTATGATGATTTCTCGGAAAGCAAAAGCTTTCATAGAATATTATTCAGACCAGCTTTCGCTGTACAGGCAAGAGAGTTAACACAATCACAATCTATACTACAAAACCAGATTGAAAAATTTGGAGACCACATATTTAAGAGTGGTGCTCAAATGATACCTGGTGAGATTACTTATGACTTACAATACTATTCAGTTAAGTTAACTTCATTTACAGGAACAACTACACTTTCAGATTTTGAAGGATTAACTTTAGTAGGACAAACTTCTGCTGTTGAAGCTAAAGTTATGGCAAGTGATATTGCAACTTCAACTGACCCAAATACTTTATACATCAAATATACAAAAACTGGTGTAGGTAATACTACAAAAGATTTTGTTGCTGGTGAATCAATGGTTGCAACACACGGTACTTTAGGTAATCTAACTGCTGTATGTACATCTTCACATATTGGTTCAGCTGCTTCAGTTGCTTCTGGAACTTATTACATTAATGGTTTTGCTGTTGGTGTTGACCAACAAACAATCGTATTAGACAAATATACAAACACTCCAAGTTATAGAATTGGATTATCTATAGCTGAAAGTTTTGTAACCCCAAACAATGACGCTTCACTTGTAGATAATGCTCAAGGTTCTTCAAACGCAAACGCTCCAGGTGCTCACAGATTTAAAATTTCATTAACACTTGCTAAACTTGCTTTAACTTCTATTGAAGATTCAAACTTTATAGAATTATTAAGATTAAGTGATGGTGCTTTACAAAATAAAGTTAGAAGTTCAGAATACGGAGTATTAGAAGATACTTTTGCTCGTAGAACATATGACGAAAGTGGTGACTATACCGTAAGACCTTTTGATTTAGATGTTAGAGAACATTTAATTTCTGGAGATAATAGAGGTATCTATACTTCTGCAAATGGTGGTGACGCTACTAAACTTGCACTAGGATTATCTCCTGGAAAAGCATATGTTAAAGGATACGAAATAGATAAAGTAGGAACAGAATTTATTACAATAGATAAGGCAAGAACATTTGGAAGTGAAAATGGTTTCCCTACAAAATTTGATGTAGGAAATTTTGTTAATGTATCTAATGTTTATGGTTCTCCAGATGTAAATTTTATAACAGGAAAAGTAGAAGCTTATAAAGCATTACAATTAAAACTTTCTTCACCTTCTTATACAGCAGGAACAATTACTGCAAACAACGAAAATTTAGTATTAGATATTGGTCGTGCTAAATCTAAAGGATTTGAATATAACGCAAGTACAAGTTCAGCAATATCTGGTGCAGGAGCTGTAGCTCCACAAACAACTGAAATTTTTAAACACTTCTTATTTGATATAGAAATGTTTAGTCATATAGGTATCACAACTAACACAGCATTTACAACTGGAGAGAAACTAACTGGTTCAACTTCTGGTGCAACTGGTGTTGTAGAAAATGTATCTACTGGAACAACTGCTACAATCGCTTCATCTACAGCAGCTAATCCTGTTGTTATAACAATGACTGCTGATTTAGATATTAGAAATGGTGACGCAATAAAAATTACTGGTGTTACCACACAAACAGAATTAAATAACAATACTTACTATGTTCAACAAAAAATAGGTGGTACTGCAAAAAGAGATTTCCAATTACTTGATAGTACAGGTACTCTTGTTGACGGAACTGCTCACACAGGTGCTGGTACAGGTGGTTCAGCTCAAACTGGAAAAGTAGTTATATCAAATGTACAAGGAGAATTTTCTGATGGCGAAACAATTACAGGTGGCACTTCTTCTAATACTGCTATCGTAAAAACAAGTGTAATTGGTAATAGAGGATTTACAAGTTATGGTTCTAGTGATATAAAAGAAATTACAATGGCAGGAACTCCAAACTATACTGCTCAAACAGAATTATCAACTGCTTATGGAGACAATCAACAACTATCTGGTTCAATTTCAGTATCAGGTGGTGGACAAGATGTAGTAGGTTTCAGTACTAAATTTGATACAGAATTAAAAGTTGGAGATTCACTTCAATTTGCTGATACAGGCGGAACAATTACAACAAGAGAAGTTTTAGAAATTAAAACTTCTTCATCATTAACACTTGCAAGTGCTATTGGTGGAACTGCTGTATCAAACTCAATCGCTATAAGACGAAGAGCAAAATTACAAGAAGCTGATAAAAATATTGCTATCTTTGAATTACCTTATAGTACAATTAAAACATTAAAAACAGAAACAAACTCTGGTATTGCTGATACCTTATTTACGGTTAGAAAAACTTTTGTTGGAACATTAACTTCAACAGGAGATATTACTATTACAGCAAATACAGGAGAGACTTTCCTTTCTCAATCAGAAAGAGACTATTCAGTAACCATAATGTCAAAAGGTGGTTCTTCTTCTGCTGGTAATGTTGGAGATAAATTATCTACAACTGGAAACCAACACGAAGGTGACGCTGCTTTTACTTTATCTGGTTCACCTGTTGGTCGTACATTAACTTTAGATTTTGGAGCTAACCATCAAGGACACGAAGTAAAAATTATTGGAACATTAAGTAAATCAGCACAAAACGAAAAAACAAAAACATTAACTTCAAATGCTACTACAACTATTACAACTCAAGCGGCGTGTGAGGCAAATGTTATTGGTTTAGGTAAGGCAGATATTTACTCACTTGCTTCTGTACATATGGCAGCTGATTTCAGTACAACTCCAACAACTAGTGATACAGATATTACAAGTAGATTTACTTTAGATAATGGTCAAAGAGATAACTACTATGATATTGGAAGATTAAAAAGAGTTGATGGAAGTTTAAATCCAACAGGACAATTATTAATTACATTTAACTATTTCACACACGGTAATGGAGATTTCTTTAGTGTAGATAGTTATTCAGGACAAATAGATTACGAAAACATTCCAAATTATACTTCTGACACAACTGGTGCTGAATATAAGTTAAGTGATGTATTAGATTTCAGACCAAGAGTAGATGACGCTTCAACTATAGACTCTGGTTCACAAAATAGAAGTTATGACGGTACTGGTGCTTCAACGGTTGATGTTGTTAAATTTGGAACAAATGTAACCACAGACCACGAATTTTATAAAGGAAGAATAGATAAATTATTCTTAACAAGAGAAGGTGAATTCCAAGTACTTAAAGGAGCTCCTGATGTTAAACCACAGGCGCCAGATAAGATTGATAACGCAATGCACCTTTACACAATTTCTTTACCTGCGTATAACTTATCAACCGAAGATGTAGTTTTTGAAACGGTTGACAATAGAAGATATACAATGAGAGATATTGGAGCTATTGAAAAGAAAATTGATAGAGTTGAATATTATACTCAATTATCTTTACTAGAAAGTGCTGCTCAATCTTTACAAATACAAGACGCTGATGGTTTTGATAGATTTAAAAATGGAATTATTGTAGATAACTTTAAAGGTCACGGAATTGGTCAGGTTACAAGTGGTGATTACAGATGTTCAGTAGATATGTCTAAAGGAGAATTAAGACCTCACTTTAACCAACAAGCTGTTGAGGTAGAAGAAATAGATAACGATGGAACGGTTTTAGTTGACGCTGATAGAACAGCAGCTAACTACATAAAGACTGGTGATTGTTTAACATTACCATATACAGAAACAGATTTAATTAATCAACCTTTTGCTTCTAAAGCAATTAATATTAACCCTTTCGCTATTTTCAGTTGGATGGGAACACTAGAATTAACTCCTTCAAGTGATGAATGGAGAGAAACACAAAGAACACCTGAATTAGTAGTTAACTCTACAACAGGTGCTTGGGATCAATTATTAAGACAAGGAAATGTACCTAATCAAAATCAAATAGCTATGGGTACGGTTTGGAACGAATGGCAAACAAACTGGACTGGCGCACCAACGCAAGTTTCTTCAACAAGAGTAGGTGGTAGATGGAGAAATGGTAGAGCAATCCAACAACTAACTAATATTACTTCTATCAATCAAGTTAACCAAAGTAGAACAGGAATTACAACAACTGCAATACCTCAAACGGTTAGAACAAGTATGGGAGATAGAGTAGTTGATGTTGCCTTTGTAGCATTTATTAGAAGTAGGGATGTTGCCTTTTCTGGTACAAGAATGAAACCAAATGCTAGAGTTTATCCTTTCTTTGATAATGTAGATATTACTTCTTATGTAACCCCAACAGGTGGTTCACTTGGAGGAAATTTGGTTACAGACGCAAATGGTTCCGTATCAGGAACTTTTGCAATACCTGATCCAACTAACAATTCTAATCCAAGATGGAGAACAGGTGATAGAACATTTAGATTAACTTCATCAAGTACTAACTCTATGGATGCCGCTGCTGTTGATACGGCCGCAAACGCTGAATATGTTGCAAGAGGATTATTGAATACGGTTAGAGATACAATTGTTTCAACTAGAGAATTTTCAAATGTGATGACAACGGTAACAGACCAACAAACGGTTAATAGAACAAGTACAAGACAAGTAGTACAAACGGTTGGTTGGCACGACCCATTATCACAAACATTTTTAACAGATGAGAAAGGTGGTGTTTCTTTAACATCAATAGATTTATATTTCTCAACTAAAGACGCAAACATTCCTGTAACCGTACAAATTAGAAATACGGTTAACGGTTATCCAGGAAGTAAAATACTTCCATTTGGAGAGGTTACTTTAAATCCAAGTCAAGTTAATACAAGTTCAGACGCTTCAGTAAAAACAACATTTACTTTCCCTAGTCCTGTTTATATACAAGACCAAGTAGAGTATGCTTTTGTTGTAATGTCAAACTCAAACGATTATCAAACTTATGTTGCTAGATTAGGTGAAACTGCGATAGGTTCTAGTAGAACAATATCAGAACAACCATACGCTGGCGTTATGTTTAAATCTCAAAACGGTTCAACTTGGACTTCTGAACCAAATGAAGATATTAAATTTACAATTAAAAGAGCTGAATATTCAAATGTAGTTGGAACGGTACATTTAGCTAATAAAGAATTACCTGCTTCAGCTTTAGAACAAAATCCAATTAGAACAACAAATAGTTCTGCTGTAATTAGAGTATTCCATAAAAATCATAACTTACACGATACGAATTCGTGTATAACTATTGCTGGAGTTCCAGCTGGTATTCATAATGGAATTAATGCAACAGATATTAATGGAACATATACTTCTATATCAAATATAACTTTAGATAGTTATGATATAACAACTAGTGGAACTGCAAACGCAACTGGAGATATTGGTGGCACAGCGGTTACTGCTACACAAAATAGACAATTTGATGTATTGAATTTAGCTGGTCTACAAACATTAGCAGTACCAGGAACTTCAATTGTTCCTTATGTAAGAACAACAACATCTAAAGCAATTCACGGTTCACAAAGTCCGTATGCTTTAACAACCGAAGTTAATAAACAATCGGTTACTATGGCAGATGATATTTACTTTACTCAACCACAGGCAGTTATGTCTCAACCAAATGAGACAACTCGTATGTCAGGTAAAAAATCTTTTTATGTTATAATAGAAATGTCAACTACAAATACAAAACTAACTCCTGTTATTGACTTAGCAAGAAATAGTGTATTCTGTATTTCAAACAGATTAAATAGTCCAACTTCAAGTAATACACCAGACTTTGTTCCTGAAACAGCTGCTAGTGATACTTCAGGTGCTTCAAAATATATTATTAAACCTGTTGTATTGGCAAACAACTCAACGGCGTTAGATATTAGATTGACACAATCAGTTAGAGCTAGTGCTGAAGTAGAAGTTTATTACAGAACAACGAGTGCTGATGAAGTTAGAAATATAAATGATATTAACTGGACAGCATTTAACGGAGATGGTAGTGCTGATAAAGCGGTTACTTCTTCTGAAGCTGATGATGACTTTAGAGAGTATCAATATTCTGTAAGTGGTGTAAATACCTTTACTGCATTCCAATTAAAAATAGTACTAAAAGGAACTAACTCTAGTTATCCTCCAATAGTACGAGATATGAGAGGAATTGCATTGGCAATATAATTTAATGAGTTCTACAATGATTAAAGTAATGAATTTTGACCATTTACAAAGAGATTTAAAATCTAATGCTATTGTAAATACTAGTTCAACTGAATATGAGATATATATTGCTAGAAAACAACAAAGAGAATTAGATAAAAATAAAATGCAAGATATGTGTAGAGAAATAAATACTTTAAAGGCAGAATTAATAGAAATTAAAAGGATGATAAAATCAAATGGCAGTTAGACAAGTCGCAACGACAGATAGTTTAGATAAATTAAGAACGGAATTTAACGCTCTTGCTTTATCTGATTTTGGAGACATTGCAACACTAGATAGTTCATTGTCAGCAACTACGGTTATAGGTGCTGTAAATGAAATTAACGCAATCGCAATTGCCGCTGCTGGTTTTACACTAACAGACGGTACAAACAATCAGGCGGTTGCTTCTGGTAACACATTGACCGTAAGTACTGGTACAGGTTTAGAAGCTATCGTATCATCACCAGATACATTAACAATTAACTTGGATACTAATTTAACAGGTTTAACAACTATAGATGTTAATACTTCTGCTGATATTGGAAATATAACTATTTCAAATGGTTCAATTATATCTTCAAGTGGTACAATAGATTTCGGAAACGAACAATTAAATACAAGTGGTGGAATAACTGCTGGTGGAACGGTAGTAGGTGCTGGTGTAACCATTAATGGTGCTTCAATGAAATTTGAAGGTGCAACTGCTAACTCTTTTGAAACTACATTAAGAGTTGATGACCCAGGACAAGATAATACAATTACTTTACCAGATAGAAGTGGAACCGTAATCACAACAGGTGATACAGCTACGGTTACTCAAACAATGATAGCTAATGACGCTGTTAGTACAGACCAAGTTGCTGACACTTCAATAACGGTTGCTAAATTAAAAGATTTTCCAACTTCAACATTAACCGTAGATACTTTAATTGCAAATAATATTACAGGTACCGCTTCACAATCAAATGCTGTTGCTATTACTGCTGACAACACAGCAAACGCAACAAGATATATTACTTTTGCTGACGCAACTTCTGGTAACCAAGGATTAAAAACAGATACAGATTTATATTACAATCCTTCAACAAATACATTAACAACAACTGCTACAAAAGCAAACTATGCTGACTTGGCAGAAAAATATTTAACTGATAAAGAATATCCAGTAGGTACCGTCTTATGTATAGGTGGTGTTGCTGAGGTAACTTCTTGTAAACAAAATCATTGTACAAAAGTTGTAGGTGTTGTATCAGAAAAACCTGCTTTCATAATGAATGGAAAATTAGAAGGACTAACTGCTGATGTTGCATTAACAGGAAGAGTTCCTTGTAGAGTATGTGGACCTGTAAGAAAAGGCGATATGATTGTTAGTTGTGAAAAAGAAGGTTGTGGAAGAGCAGAAGCAGAACCTAGAACAGGTGCATTAATTGGAAAATCTTTAGTCAATGATGACTCAACAGGAGAAAGAATTGTTGAAATAGTTGTTGGTAAGTAGGAGTATATAATGGACGAACAAACTCAATTGTGGATTAAACGATTAAAAGACGAAATCCAAAATCATAACAGATACGAAGCAAGACAACTATTTTACATAGATGATAATGGACTTGACCGAGAGGTTAAAGAACATATGACTTATGGAGAATGGTTAAGAGAATTTAATAGATTTAAAGTTATTAAGGTGGAAGGTTTAGAAGATGTCTCTTGGTTAAGAGAAGTTTTAGATGAAGTAGTAAAGAATATCACAGGTAAGACTAGACAAGATATTCATTTATTTGTGAATCAAAAACCAGGTGTTAGTTTCAAATCTCATAAAGACGACAAAGATGTTTACTTATATGTTGTAAAAGGCAAAAAGAAAGTAAATATGAATAATGAGGTTAAACCGATATATGATGATGAAGGAATTATCATTAAACAAGGTGTTGAACACTTTGTTGAAAGTGAAGCTGATACTTGGGGGTTAAGTATTGGAGTTATATAATAATGAATTGGATGTTTTATGTCAAAACAACCGAAACCTGTAATCTAAATTGTAAACATTGTTTTACTTCAGGTACATCTGGACCTAAAGTATATTGGGACACAACAAAGATTATTAAATGGTTCAAAGCATTTCGCAAATTTAACTATCACAAAAACGACACAGCACATTTAGAATTTCACGGTGGTGAACCATTTTTGGTTCCTGTATCTGAAATGGATTATGTGTATGACGCAACTAAAGGATTGTGGGACAATCAATCTTATGGTGTAACCACTAATCTTTGTTTCAAATTAAAACAAGAACACATAGATTTTATGAAAGGTCCTCTTGGTGGCAGATGTGGAACATCTTGGGATCCGAAGATTCGTTTTGAGAATGAAAAACAATTAAACTTATGGAGACGAAATGTTGCTACTTTAGTTGATGAAGGTATAACGGTTAAACTTTTTATATCAGTAACCAAAGATACAATAGCAATTGAGCCAATTGAATTATTGAAATGGGTAAAGGATTTAGGTGTTAAAGAAATGGCACTTGAAAGATTGACAGGTAATGGTAATGCAAACTTACATCCAGAAATATTCCCACGAAACATAGACCAAGATAAATGGTTTTTAAAAATGCACGAGCAGATGATACAATACAATGCTAGAAAGTGGTTTGAAAATGAATTTTTTGAAACTATTTACTCAAAATTTACTGCTGGAGACAATACGCAAGGAACTTTCTGTAGAGATTGTGAACAAAAACTATTTACACTAAACGCAACTGGCACAATAGGTGGTTGCCCTAATGCTGCTCCTGAATTTACTTTTGGAACGCTAGATGACCCTTTGGATGGTCTTATAAATAGTCCTAAGCGATTACACAATATAGCGTGTGAAGTGGCAAGAAACCCATTGTGTTGGGAATGTCCAGTTTTCAAGTATTGTGGTGGAGATTGTCACCAATTAGGATGGCAAGGTGATATATGTGGCGCTCCGAAATCACTTATGAAACATTTGGCGCAAAATAGAAGTGAGGCAATATGGTAACATTAACAAGTCCGATAACGGCACAGAACATTGTAGATAGATTTAAAGAATTGGTAACAGATGTAGCTGATACTCAAATAGTATGGGGTACAGATAGTTTACCAGGACACTCAGCGTTTGCTGCTTCAGATTTTGGTGGAGTAGTAGATGGTATGTCTTTAGTATTAACTAGTGCTAGTGGAACTTTTACAGCAAGCGAAACGGTTACAGGTTCTATTTCAGGTACGGTAGGTACGGTTGTAGATTATTCTAGTAATACATTAAAAGTTAGAAATATAGTAGCAGGTTCTGGACAAACAAATTTTTTACAAAATGATGTTTTAACTGGTTCTAATTCTGGTGCAAGTGGAACTATTTCAACAATGACAGAAGTATCAGCAGTTAGTCTTGGTATATCAGGAACTAATATTGGTACGGTGGGAAGTAATATTAACGCTTTCAACATATACAATACATTAAAAACAGAAATGTTGCTTTACACTAATATTAAAAATACAAATGCTGTGGTTACAATGACAGGTGCTGGTCAACAATATTCAGATACACAAATTGCACACTTACCAACAGGACAAAGAACAAATCCCACAATTTCTCAACCAGGTACATTAACGCAAGGACAAGTTGTTAGTTCAACAAGTATAGAGAGCTTTATGTCATCACTTGCAAGTACATATAATACTGAAAGAGGAACAACTTATACATTGACAAAAACTATTTGCCATTCAAGTTGCCACTCTAGTTGCCACGGAAGTAGGAGCAGAAGATAATGATTGAAACTATAGTACCAATTGATTTAAAGAATTTAAAAAAATATTTTGAAGATAAATCTGAAAGTTATATGATAGATTATGAAAAGAGTAAATTAAAAGGTGCTCAATTCTTAACTTATATAAGCAATTTAGATATACCTT